GCGACACCTCCTTTTACAAGTCCGCGCTCAGGTCCATATAACCCCCATTGATCGCCCAGACAAGCAGAGTTTCCCCCGCGGGAAGGTCAGATGAGTTGAGGTCGCAGAATATTCCGTTTGCCGACACGCTAAACGAGTTGACACTTGTTACCTCATGATCAGTAGTTCCTTTGCGGAGATAGATGTTATGAAGCGTGATCGCCGGCGTCGCCCGAAGCGTCACCGGGGTCGGTATAAATGTATTGCTGCCAGTGGCATTCGCGCAGTTCGAAATTCCGATCGTGCCGGTATAGCCTGCCGCAGAATCGCCAATTCGAACAAAATACCGCTGACACCTCCGCAGCTGCTCCCCATAATCGGGGATCTCGTTGAGCACCCACGCGCCGTTGGCGTCCTGATGGGCGAGGGTCTGCACGCTGCCCAGCTCCAGCTTCACGGCTTTAACAGTTATGTCTGTGTTGCCACTCCCCCCTAAACTGGCATCTTGCCCCCATGCAAGTATCACAGAATTGCCAACATCAGCCGGGATTGCCACTGTAAGCGTGTGCAGCCCCACACTTTCGATATTGCACGATCCTATTGAGGTACCATCGCTCTTATATAAGAGTAAACGAGGGTATGCCCCATTCGCCCCCAACGCTGTAACCAAGATTGATGCGGTGACTACTGCCCCCGCTGCAAAAGATAGCAGTTGTGTGGATTCTCGCAGTTGTGCAGAGTTTGCAGAATTGGAAGTCCCAATAAGGCGTACTCCATCCGCCTCAACGCTCATCGTAATAGAATTAGCGTTCCAGACAGCCAATTCCCAGCGATCAATCGTATACCCGATTCCCGTATAGCCGCGGACTACGTCGGAAGCTTTGACATAATAAGTACCTCCGTCTACACTATAAGAGTAGTTTCCAGTGCTTACCGGCGTAACCTGTCTATATGCATCAATTGTTCCACCAGATATCAGTGATGTGCACGCTGCATCGCTATACAGGTGGCCTGCACCCTTCGGAGGAATAACATGGCCATTCCTCTGATTGACCGGATTCGGGAAATACCAGTTGTCCAGCAGGTTGGGGCTGCACGGAAACGCCTTGGTGTCGATGGTGGTGCCGGTGATGGAGATGTTTTGCCCGGCGGTCAGCTTGGGCTGCAAGCCCCCGATCCCCGCCAGCAGCGCGCAGAACGCGTCGTAGGTGCCAGTGTAGCCGCCCCGCTTGGCGTCCGCGTAGGCGCTGACAATGCCCAGATTCAAATAGGGTGTGCTCATGTTGTCACTCCCTCCACGTTTTCGTTCGTCAGGTAGGTGCCGAAGATCATGCACGCTCCAGCCGGTAAGACGTCTTGGTTGCAATTGATTTGTGCTGTTTCCGCGTTAACAAAAAAGGCATTGTTGCCCAACGTCGAGAGGAACCACGCCCGCGTGTTGGCGATGCGGGGCAGTGTTGCTATCCAGCCGTAGTTTACCGGAATATCCTCGCTCGCAATTATCTGAAGTACGACCTGGACTAAGCGCCCCCATCTCGAGGCCTGCGCTACCTGTATCGTCATCTTCTCCGGATACCGGACCGATATTCCGCTGCTCTCATCATAGATCTCACCTACGCCCGCAGAGACAGATGCCGCTTCCCACTTGATGGGGCGCCCGTCAGAATCTACCTCCTGCACCCGAGCAACCTGTCCGACAGACGCGCCGGTGATGTCAAGCGTGGTGTCACCGTCCGCGCCCTTGACCACGCCGATGTCCACGCTGACGTCGGGGGACAGCTTGTAGATCAGGTGTCCGTCAGCGTCGATCGAAAAGTCCGGCGGCGTGTCGCCGGTGTAGTACAACCGCAGCGCACCGGTGTCAGGATCCACGTCAAAGCCAAATAGGCCAGACGCTACGAGGGTAGAGCCGTCTTTGCCGGGAGGGCCTTCTGGGCCGACCGCAGACACGCCGGTGTCCTTAAACGTATCCGTGGCGGTGTCCCACGCGTACCAGTGATTATTCTCTCCGATATAGGGTGCGTTGATGATGCCCTTGTAGTAGTCACTGGAGATGATCTGCGCATCTGCGTAGACGTCGGGCTGCACCGCGATGCGGAAGGCAAAGGTCGCCAGTCTCATCGCGGCAGTGCTGCCCGCTCCCACAAATACATCCACCTGCGCCAGGACAACGCCCGCTACGGCCAGGACCTGGGCAGCGACCGGGATCTCCACGTCGCTGCCGCTCCAAGTAATCTTATCACCAGCCTCGCTCTCGGCGTATAGGCCGCCGGTGCCGTCCGGTTTCCGGAAACGGAGCATCACCGAGGCCCCGGTGGGGACATTGTACGGCACCGCGCCGGCCCAGAGCGCCGCAGAGATGGTCCGGGAATTGGTGTCGCCCTGTACCATGTGCAGAGTAGGCGGCACGCCATTCAGGGTTGTGTTAAGCTGTATGGGCTGCTTGATCGCCAAACTATCTGCCATAAAAGCACCTCCGTCAGAAGTTGTTGATGGCCACAACGGAATCTACGGTTCCGCTGCCGCCGGTTTTTGTCGCACCGCCAGACCCATCAAAGGAGAAAGCGCAGTACCAGTCGTTGGATGCGCACTGGAAGCTCCCGGACTGCCCTGCAGGAATAAAGCAGCTGGCCTTGTTGCTGCTCCCTCCGGTGCAGTAGACCACATAGCCGATGACCTCCGACTCCGGGAATGTGATAACCTTGCCATCCTGCTTATAACTGCCTGCGTCCACGGAGCCACCTACCGAGAGATCCTTGGAGATGTCTCCGTACTGCGCACCGATGGTGTTGGCTGACGCCCGGCCGAAGCCCACGGAGAAAACGACGTTCTCCGTGTCTGCTCCCGTCTGGTTGTTGTGGTACACACGGTAGATCTTCAGCAGATTGTTGCCGTCGGCAGGATCAATGCGCAAGCGCCACCGCGTGGTAAAGTTCACCGTCCGCGTTCCGTTGATGATCTGCTGGATCTGCACGGCATCGGTGATACTGATGGAGCCGTCACCGTTGACGTCCAGTTTCTCATAGTCGGCCAGCGTCGGCGTGACGGCCTTGATGTTGATCTGGTTGATCCGGTCCAGGTCCGCCTGCGAGTAGTCAGAATTCTTGTAGGTCGCGCCGGTGGCGCTGGTGTCGATAGTCCCGCCGTCGAGGTTGATAAAGAAGTTCTTCTGTTCGCTGGAGATTGTCCCAGCAATCAGATGCGCGGCCGTAACCATCCACGCCTGAATGCCGCCGGCGATGGTAGCGCCCATTGTATAGGGGCCGTTGTAGCCGGTGCTGCTGGCGGCCCAGCCCTCGTAGTTAAATCGCCACACTTTCTTGGCCTTGGCGGGGTCCGGGTCGTCGGCAATATACAGCTCATCCGGCTCGCCGTCACCGTTGGTGTCCAGGAGCCTGACGGAGCCGCCATTGGCTCCCAGGAGCGCCGCTGCCAGACTGGAGGAGATCTGCTCCACCAGCGAGACGGACGGCTTGGCGTCGATCTCCTTCTGCTGCCCGGCGATAGTGGCCGCGATGTTGGCCTTGACGCTGCCCAGGGCTACGCTGTCGTAACGGTCAAGCAGACAGTCCCACACGATCCGGTTCACTCGCGCCTTGGCATCCACGCCCAGCCGCTGGAAGTAGACGCCCACGGTGTCGCCCAGATAAATCTGCTCCAGGAAGGCGACGTCCTCATAGCCGGAGGCCTGCGACAGCAGTGCCAGCTTCACGTCCCAGCTCACCGCGGGAACGCCGATCTGGTTCCGTTTAACGTAGGCGGCAGCCTCCGCCTGCAGCTGCGCCTGCGTGGGCTGCTGCTTGAAGCTGGAGGACAGGTCCAGGGGCATGAGGCGGGTGTATCCAAAGTCGCCCTCGGCGTACACCGGAGCTGCGGTGACAGTGACATCGTTCCCGCGCCAATAGGGCACCACACCCGTGTAGCAGCTGGCGCAGTTGGCGTCCTGTGTCAGATCGGTAAGGTTTTTCCCGTACCGGACCGATACACCGCGGTCCGCGCCTCTGCGGGTCAGCAGCTGCACCGCCCAGCCGTCAAACTCGTACTCGCCGCCGTACACATCCAGCAGGCTACCCTGCTGGCCGCCCAGCAGCCTCCACGCGCTGGAGGGGACCGTCACGGCCATGGTGGCCACGGTGGTCTTGTCGGTCGTCAGCGCAAAGGGGAAGTCTGTCGGCATCGCGTGGCTTTTAATAGCCGCCACAGCGGATGGTGCATCCGTCGCCGTGAATGGAGACACCACATAGCCGCCGAGATCATAGGCGATGTGCCGCGCGTAGATGGCCGCTGTGCCGTTCACGCCCGGCACGATGCGATATACCCTAAAGGGCTGCAGCTTGCCGTCTGGGCCAACGGTAGCCCGGAGAATGGAGCGCAGCGCGATCTCGCTGTAGTGGGTGCCCGCCACAGGGTAGTGCAGCTCCAGCTCGTACTGGCCGTTCAGTTCCTGCGTCACCTTGCAGGAGAGGGCATCCGACAGGATCCCCATGCCGTTGTCCGCACCCGCTGGGAAGCTGGTGCGGTCGGCGTCATACAAAATCGGTCTCACAGTGTCCACCACCTCGGAATGATCTCCACGCTCGTGATGCCGCCCGTCCAGCGGACGACGCTCTCTCCGGCCGGCAGCGTGGGAAACTCCGGTGCGGAGATGGTGCTGTTGAGGTTAAATGCCCCGTAGTAGGCGTTCTGCGTGCCCGAATCGAGCACGACCACGCCGCGGGGCATGCTGTTGATGGTGACGGTCACACCGCCCACCGTCAGGGTGCCGGCCTCCGTGCCGGTGACGGTGATCGTCGGCAGAGCCGTGAACGCGGTGGGGTTTCGCAAAACCTCCCTTTGCACGGCCTGCACCGGCACGTCTCCGATACGGAGGAACCTCTGCGGCTGGCAGTTAAACTCGATCGTCGCGCGGCCAAACCGGTGCATGACGCTCTCCACGTCCAGCGGGCCGGCAAAATAGGCTCTGCGGTAGGTCTCTACGTCGTAGCTGTCCTCCAGCTTCTGGTACCCACGGGGGCCACAGAGCCAATCAGCCACCGCGCGCATAGCGCGGGGGAGCCGCATCCGCTCCGCGCTGATGTAGATGCTGTACGCCTGTACATAATTCTGGTAGGCGTCCTGGGAAAACAGCAGGTCACCGTTTCGCCCGGGGACGGCTTGTGTGTCCAGCTTTCGCGCAGGAAGCTCCACATCCGGATAGCGCTCAACGACAACGTGGACGTCATCAGACGATACTCCCGCCCAAAAGATCATGCAAACACCGCCTCTCTGCGCTCCACCGCGTGCTGCAGCTTATACATGACAGCATCCGCCAGTGCGTTGACGTCCTGCCCCTCCGCGCCGTAGACGTTCAACACTACGCCACCCATGTTAGTGGTCGTGCCGCCGCCTATGGGCAGCGCCGACAGCGCGGACAGCTCCTCGCCCATGTCGCGTATAGCTCTCGGCATGGCCTGCTCTACGCCCAGCGTGATGCCGGGCGGGATGAATTTTCCGATCTCATTCGCAAAGACCTTAGACGGGGAATGAATGCCGAACAAGCCCTTGACCCAGCCCAGGACATCACTTACCCAGCCCCGGAGCTTGTCATAAAGCCAAGATGCTGCATTAGAGATTCCGTCGAATAGGCCGTGAACCAGCTGCGACCCGACTTCGCCGATAGAAGCCATTCCGGACAGGAGGCCCTTGACAATGGCGCCGATGATCTCCGGCAGCCGCACCACCAGACGGGGCAGCGCCTCGATCAGACCCTGCGTCAAGCCTGCGATAAGAGATCCCGCCGCGATGATGATCTCATCCACATGGTCCGCCAGACCCTCGGCCACGGTGATGATGGCGTCAACCGCCGCGGGGATCAGCGCCGGAAGGTTTTCTCCGATGCCCGACGCAAGGGCGGCAATGATATCAATGCCGGCGTTCAGGATCTGCGGGAGCAGTATCGTGATCTGCTCGACCAGCATCGGCACGACCGCGGAGATCGCCTGCACCGCCGCCGGCAGGGCCTGCACGATGCCGGAAACAAGGCCGCTCACGCCTTGCACAAGGGCGGGGAGGAGCATCTCCATGGCAGGGCCTACATAGGGCACCAGCCCATTCACAAGCTGCGTCATGCCATCCGCAAAGCGCGGCAGCATGACCTGCAGGCGTGTGGTTAGGTTGTCGGCGAATATGTTGACGCTGTCGATCACATTCTGCACCAGCTTGTCCAGATCCAGATTCTCGTTGCTCATGCCGGTGATAAGGTTGCTCCACGCAGACTTCATGGCGTTCGCGCTGCCCTCGATGGTGGTGGCTGCTTCATCGGCAGTAGTTCCAGCAATATCCAGATGTTCTTGCACCACAGAAATGGCGTCAACGATGTTGCTAAAGGACAGGTCTCCGGCATCAACCGCAACATTCAGCTTTTCCTGCTCCTTTGTCATGGCGGCGGCTTCAGCAACAAGCCGCTCCATCTCCTGCTTCGTGCCGCCATAGCCCAGCTTCAGGTTGTCCAGCATGGTGTAGTTCTGTTTTGCAAAGCCCTGGTAGGCATTCTGGATGCTGGTCATGTCCGTGCCCAGCTTGTTGGCGTTGTCGGACATATCCGTGATGGCGCGGTTCGCCTTCTCGGCCGCCGCCTGCGTGTCGCCGCCCATGGACTGGAGCAGAGACGCAGAGAAGCTGGTGACGGTCTCCATGTACTCGTTGGCGCTCAGGCCGGCAGTCTTGTAGGCCTCATTGGCATACTGCTGCACCTGTGCGGAGGACTCCTTAAACAGGGTATCCACGCCGCCGATCAGCTGCTCCTGTTCGGCGAAGCCCATAATGGACTGTTTGCCGAGATCCACAAGCGCTGCGGTAGCCTCCTTGATAGCAGACGCCATTGCTTTGATGCCGGAAACGATAAAATCAGAGGCGACGTTGGCCTTAAGGACATCGCCGAAGGACAAGACCTTCTCGCTGCCCTCACGCATGTCATCGCCCAACTCCTCTACGCCGCTGGAGGTGTTGCGCAGCTCGCTTTGCATCTTGTTCAGCGTGGCAGTGGCTTCATTCAGCGCCTGCTGCCACTTCTGGGTTTTGGCGTCGCTCTCCCCGTACTTAGCGGCGGCCTTGCCGGTCTGCTCCGCCAGCAACTTCACCCGCTCCCGCTGCACGTCGATCTGCTTGGACAGCACAGAGGCGGTCTTGGCGTTCTTCTCCTCCGCCGTGGTGGCGGTGGTAAAGGAGGACGCCACCAGCTTCATCTGGCTCTCCAGCGTCTTGGACTGCTGGATGATCTGGTTAATCTGCCGGCGATACTCCGCCTCGCCGTCTACGCCGATCTTGGGGCCGATGTTCACAGCCATAGGCTCACCTCACTCTCATAGCTTCGTCAAATGTCCAGTGTTTCTGTTTTTTCTTGGGGGCAGCCCCGTTATAAATGGCGAGGCAGGCGATCATGTCCAGCATTTCACCGTATCGCGTGCACATGATCTCCTGCCTCTGCATATTCAGCTTCCGCCCGTAAAACAGGAGCCAAGCAAGGTTCAGCTGGACGCCTGCGCCTTGCCGCTTTCTTTTTTTTCGGGCTCTACCTCCACCGTGGGCTTGCTGTCTTCCGCCCAAGCGGTCAACGCCGCCTGCTGCAACTGGGCGAACTCGCCCATCCGCAGGGTCAGGACTTCCTCCATCGTCAGGGGCTGCGGCTTATAGCCAGGAACCTCGAAGGAGCGCGCCTGCTCGTACCCTTCGCTCAAGGCCGCCATAATGGCTGCCGTGTCGCGGGTGACCTGCCCATACTGACCCTCCAGCACCTCCCCCAGACGGGTGATATCGCCGTCCGGGCAAAGGTCGGAGATCTTAGCGGAGGCGCCCACCGTGAAGCGGAAGCCTACTTCTCTGCCGTAGATCTGCATAGACGCCTCCCCTTACGCCGCGCCGCCCAGAATCGCTTTGAGGACAGCCTCAGCGGCTGCCTCAGTGGGCTGATCAGCGCCCACCAGCTTCCAGTCGTGGTTGGTGGTGTCATTGCGCATCAGCGTGGCCGTCAGCTCCTGCGTCTGCCAGTCGATGGACTCTTCCTGCGTAGCAGCATCCAACCCGGGCTGCTGGAACCGCGCCTTCGTCAGCACCACGGGCGCGTAGGTCACCACGCCGCCGCTCTGATAGCGGACAACAAAGCCGATGCCCACATAGGGGATCTCCATGCCGTCGCCGTAGTGGGAGACCTGCACCGCGCCGCCGCCCGCCTGGACCTCGGTGGCCTCGGGCAGGCCGAGGATGAACTTCTCCGCCGCCGCCAGAAGCCCGTCAACGGTCAGCGTGGCGGTGCCGTCTGCAAATACAGCCGCTGCGGTCTCTGCGGAAATGTTGTCGGCGTAGAACGTGTTGTCGTCCGTGGTATTCAAGGACAGGGATACGCTGACGCCCCGCGCCAGCAGCATAACGCCGCTGTAGGTGACCGCGCCGCCATCGTTGGAATACTTGGCCACGTAGGGCTTGCTGAAGCCCGTACAGACCTTTCCTGCTGCGCTCATAGCAGCACCTCCTATTTCATAATTTTTTCGATTTCGCGGCTGCACGCCGCGTCCATTGCCGTTTCCGCCGACTTCCTGGCGGAGTTCACGGCCTTGTCCACAAATTTCGTCTTTTTCCGGAAGGTCGTGCCGCTGTTGACAGATCTGGCGATCAAGGCGTTGGGCTGCCCCCGCGGGTACTTTTCCGTCCGGGTGGAGTTGTACCCATCAAAGCCAAGTTTGACGTTGACAAACCCGTCATCGTCTTTCATGCGGCTGATGCCAAAGCCATCCAGAAGCCCCGCCTTCTGCGGCAGGGTGACGGTGTCAACCAGGCCGCCGCCCTGAGCGCGGCCGTCGCCTACAGGAAGAGTCTGTATCGCGCGCCGCACCGAATCAGCCACGACCGCGGCACCGGCATAGACCGTCTTGCCCACCACGCCGTCCTTGGTGGACTGCTGCAGCTTGTTCAGTTGCTTGATGTAGTTGTCGATGCCGCCGAACTGAAACGTAGCCATCAGGCAAACACCTCCCAGTCCCACTCGTAGTGCCAGAAGCCGGTGGCTTCCTCAAACTGGCAGCTGTTCAGACTCCAGACGATCTCCGCCGCGTCAAAGGCGGCTTCCAGCTCATCCCGCCAAGGGTCGAACTCCTGTTTCGTGAACAGGTCCGTAGAGCCGGTGACCGCTTTCTCGGCGTGGACGCCGCCGGCCTCGAAGTCGTTCGCGCCGTCCTCCTGCCAGACGAAGTAGCGGTCGGACTGAATGCGCCCGCCGTGACTGACGGCGTCGGTCACGGATAGATGCGCAGCGATGATCCGCTGTGCCCACAGGGGCGTCCTGTCGGTGCCCGATTCGGGCACATTTCGCTTTTTACTCATGGGGCACCTCATATTTCTGCTCGATCCGGACAAGCGTCAGGTCCATGGACGGTGGGTAGACATCCTGCAGCTGCTGCACCAGCTCGATGCCGTACTGCGTGCCGTCCTCCGTGACGGCGATGCACTGGGGGTTCACCGCCGGGCGCGTCTGCGTCCGGATCACGCGCTCCACCTGCACCTGCGCCTGCTTGCCGCTGTAATACCGCTGCAGGCCGACGCGCCGCTCCGCGTAAAACAGCGTTTCCACCAGCGTAGGCTTAGGCTTGGGCTGGTATCCAGGCTGGGCGGCATCCGTTATGGTGTAGATCTTGACCACGCCGTCCCGGTAGGGCTGCGTGATCTGCCGGTCTTCAGGGCGAAACGGTAGTTTCCGCATAGATCTTCACCTGCCTGTCGTTCTGCATGGCCAGCAGCCGGTTCAGATAGTTCGCCTCGAATACGTCCAGCGCGTCACTTAGGCCATACCGGACGTATTCCTTCAACAGCGTCAACGGCTCCCCGGGATTCTCATAGTCACCAGCCGCGCCGAGCTTACCGTCAATGTACGCCTCCCCGGAAGCGATGAGGTCAGACACCTTAGCGTCTGTAGCCTCATCGTTCCAGGTGATGTTGCAGGCGAGCTTGACGGACGACAGCAGCGCGGCGTTCACCGCGCCCGCCACCGTTAAGACTTGGTGACGGTGACCTTGTAGGTCTTGGTGGTGGTGCCGTCAGCGGCAGTCACAACGACCTGCAGGGTATTGCTGCCGGTCTTCCACGTGGCGGCGGTGCCGTTGTCGATCTCGGTGCCGTTCACGGTCAGCTTCATGGCAGCCGCAGCGTTGCCGGGCACAGCGGTCACCACATCAGACGCGTTGGTGGCGGTCGCGGTGTAGGTCAGCGTGCCGGAGGCAAACGCGGGGGACAGAGTCAGGGCGCTCACAGTCAGAGCGGTCAACGTGGCGTCGGTAGACGCTGCGGGAGGATCCACCTGCGTCACCTTGTAGGTGGCGGGCGTCAAGCCGGAGATGTCCAGCACCAGGAAGGCGTTATTGTCCAGAGGCATGCCATTGGCGTAGGCCTTGATCAGGTAGACACGCTCGTCTTCCAGGAAGCGGTAGTGGTCGCTGTACTCGATGCGGCCCTCGGGGGAGGTGCCTGCCATCGCCAGATAGCGATAGGCGATGCCGATGACAGCCTTGCCGCGGGGCAGCGCGTGGGTCTGGATGATGTCCATGGGATAGGGCAGGACATCATTCCGGTAGGTACCGTCCGGCGCCATCAGCGTGGTGGCGGGCATGACCTTCTGCAGGTAGTCCTGGGGATTCACCAGCAGGATCACATCCCGGACCTGGCGAGACTTACCGTTAGGATCAGCCGCCACGATGGACAGCAGATTGCCCACGGTGTAGGGAGACAGATCGTCAACCTTGATGGCGGCCTTCTCGGGGTATGCACCGCCGGTAACGGTGACGCTGTCTCCTACCTGGCGGATCATACCGATGGGCTTCTTGTTGCCGTCGCCGGCGACGAAGCCTGCCTCCATTCCGTTACTCAGAGCCTCGTAGAGGGTCTGGCGGATGAAGCTGTCCAGCCACTCCGGACCCAGCTCCAGCATTGCCTTACAGACAGGCAGGAAAGCGGACAGCTTCAGCAGCGTGGTGGGTACCTTCTTAAGACCAGCGGTCAGCTCCTTGACGATGTCATCGCACAGCTCGCCCCACACGGCCTCCTCATAGCCGTTGGTGTTCACCATGATCTCGACCGCGCCGCCGGTGGCGCGGAATTTGATGCGACTCAGCAGGGGATGCGCCGTCTGCAGCTCGTCAAAAACAGAGTTGATGACGGTGGTGGGCAGCGTCTCATCCATGCCGGTGACAGCCTGCCGGGGGTCGGTAGAGCGCATAGCCGCAGAAAGCTTCTGGTAGTAGCTGCGCTCCTCGCTGGTCAGCTGGTGGACGCCGCGCTGGGCAAGGATGCGGGAATCGACTTCCTGCCGCAGGTCATCAAACCGCTGCTCGTACTCGGCCTGGATGTCCAGACCGATGCGCTGCATCATCTCATCCAGGGCGGAAGAGAACGCGCCGGTGTCGCCGGAGACGGCAGCCTGCTGGAGAGCCTGCCGCAGTTCCTCGCGGGTGCGAATGTCATTGTTTTTCATTCTTTTTCTCCTTTCGATTCTCAAGAAAACAATCCGAGAACTTTGTTGATTTTATCAGGGCTTCCGCCGCCCTGGGGATTCTTAGCAGGCGCAGGCACCGAGGGTGCCGCTGCCAGGTCGCGGAGCTGCGCCGCCAGCGACTTCTGATACCGGAGATGCTGCTCCATGCCGGCGTTCATCTTCTGCAGGATGGTGGACGCGCCGCTCATGTCGGCGTCGGTGTCGGCAAGGCGATCTGCAAGACCGAGCTCAACACACTGCTCAGCGGTCAGCCACGTTTCCGCGCCCATCATCTCCGACAGACGCTCCTCCGTCAGTTTGTCGCCGGCCTTCTGCAGATACGCCTGCCGCCCCGCAGCATTGATAACATCCAGATCATCCGCCATCTTCCGCAGCTCTGCGGCATTGCCGCAGGCACACATCCACATGTTGTGGATCATCATCAGGGTGTTGCGCGGCATGATCACCTCGTCGCCCGCCATGGCGATCACGGAGGCGATGGAGCAGGCGAAGCCGTCCACGTACACCACCTTCCGCGCCGGGTGACGCTTCAGCTGGTTGTAGATCGCCGTGCCCTCAAAGACGCTGCCGCCGTAGCTGTTGATGAAGATCTCGATGCGCGACACGTTGGGATGCTTCGCCAGCTCTTCGCGGAAGTGTTCCGCGCTGTTGTCGCTCTGGACACACCGCCAGTTCTCCCAATCGAACTCCTCGTCTTCTACGTCACCGTAGATGTAGAGCTGCAGGACGCCCTCCGCGGCCTGCTTGATTTCCCAAAGGGGTTTCCTCATGCGTTTCCTCCTTCCGCACCGCCGAGCACAGAGGTCTCCGAACCCAACGTTGCAATATTTTTTGTAAGATAGTGCTTGTCCGCCCAATCCTCCGAGATGGCGGGCAAACCCGCCGCCCGCAAAACCTCGTTGATGGAGAACACGCCGGAGCCGACCAGCTTCTCCACATTTGCCGCGTTGGCGAACATATCGAAGTGGCGGATGCTGCTGGTGTCAATGCGGAGATAGTCGCCGCGCTGGATCCGGTCGTAGCCGTATCGCTTGCGGTTGATCTCCTCCTGCAGCTGATCGCAGATAGGGTCGATGCAGCCGGTCAGGAACCTGCCCTGCGCGTCCTCCGTGCCCTGGATACTGCCATCCACCAGCACCGCCGGGATCTGGAATGCCTTCGCCGTGAACGCGAAGATGTCCTTCATCTGGCTCTGGATGTCCGACAGCTCTACAGCAGCCTTGCCGCCCTCGTTCGTATAGGCGTAGCCTTCAAACTCCGGCAAGACTGCTCCATCAGAGTCAAGGAAGGTTTTCACCTGCTCCTCGATCATCTGCGAGAACTTCTGCGTGAAGTCATCCGCGCCGGAGGCCAGCTGACTCACGTGGACTTTCCAGTGCTGCCCCTTGTCCCACGCATACCGCCGCATGGCGGCATTGATGAGCCGCACGTAGGAGCCGTACAGGCCATCCAGCACCGGCTTGATGTTCATGTGGTTCAGCGTCAGATGCAGGACTTCCCGCTCGCGGAAGGTCTTCTCGTAGGACACATCACCCACCCGCACGCTCATGTACTCGTTCTGCTTGCTGGGGTAGCGGCCGCCGGTCATATAGCTGTCTGCCACGACCAGTGCGTCATAGCCCTCCCGCTGTCGGGTGCCGATGACCAGTACCTCGTTGTCCACCAGCAGCTTTGCCACCAGCTCGTGCAGGAACGCCGTGGAGTTCTGGTTCACGTTCGGCTCCACGTTCCAGAGATAGTGTTCGCGCTCCCGGACTTCCTTCCCATCCCGGAATGTCCGGAACTCACAACGCCCGACGGCGTTGGCGATCATGTTCGCGCAGATCCAGAAGCAGGTGTCCCGCAGCTGGAATTCCTGCGCCGCTGCCAGAAGATCGCAGCACGTGATCTCCACCGTGGTGGGAGAACGAGCCTTGCCTCCGGCGAGCCACTTCCAAAAATTGAGTGCCATTGCCCACCTCCTATACCCGGATCGCGCCGATGAGCGGCAGCTTCACCGGCTCGCCGGTGCCAAGCACCGCTTCCTCGGTCATAGATGCCACCAGAGCCATGAACGGGTCCGTCTTCCGACTCTTCGGTTCAATCTTGGCGTAGTAGAAATTTCCTGTATTCGTACCGGCACGTTGGCCGCTGCGTACTCGCTTGGTATTGTTCACCGCCCAGCGCAGGGGAGGATTGTCGCCCCATGTAAACTGGTCGCGGTCAAAGCATTCCTGGATCACCGGGTCAACCTGCATGATATCGCTGGGTCGAACCAGCTTCACGCGGTTCTTGTCCCTGGCGTCAAAGCCGATGCGCCGCATGGCGTCGCTCACCAGCGTCCAGCGGAAGTGATCCATTGCCAGCTTGACGATGTTGTACTTCAAGCCCATCTCTTTCAGGTAGTCCGCAAAGAGATTGGGGTTGATGCTCACATCGTCCACCACCGTCAGCTTCCCCGCCTCCGCCCATGCTCGCCACGGGGCGACGATGCGGGAGAGCGACCGGCTCTGCAGGCAGACCCACGAATGGCTGATGTCGTAGCGCTGCGCGCCCACCCGGAAGTGCAGGTTGACGCTCACCCAGTCGTTGATCTCCGCGTAGTCGATGCCGGCCACGCAGGACTTCCCGCGGAGATCCGGCAGCGGCCGGTTGGTCGCCTTGACCTTGGCATAGTCCGTCACGCTGATCTCCAGCTGGCCGGCGCGGATTCCCATGCGCTTCGTCAAGAAATCCCCGTTCTGCTCCGGGTTGACCAGCCAGTCTGCGTATTCCTCTTCGATCTCCTGACGCAGGTGGGGGAGGTAGGATAGTGACGGATTCGCCATGAACCAATTTTCCGGGTCGTGGACCTGCTCCCGATTCTCAAGGCAGCAGATGAACGGAAGATAACCGCCCTCCGGCTCCGCCTCGTTCTCGAAGAGGATCCGCCGTCCTTGAGCTATGAAGTCGTCCAGCGGGCCATCAGACACGTCTCCGTTGGATGTAAACATCCCGATGCGCGGCTGCCCGACCTTGCCCAGACCGGTGACAAAAACCTTGTAGTTGTTGTAGTTCTCAAAGGCGTGGACTTCGTTAAAGACAACCTTGCCGGAGCGCATACCGTCCCGCCCCTTCGGGTTGTTGGTGCGCCCCTTCATTACGCCCTTGTTCTTCCGACCCTGCACCATTTCTTTGGTGTGGTAATAGTGCCGGTTGAGCTTCGACTCCCACTTGGGGGATTCTAAGACTTCGGACAGATCCTTCACCGGCGTGACCGCTTGCTCCTCGTTGTTGGCGCACACGTCCACGTTGTAGTTCTTTACGGGGTTGTAGGGGGAGATGGAGCATGCGCCGTCAAAGGCGATGAATCCGTCCTTGCCTGCACCGCGCCCCACCATGCAGAGCAGCTTCTTCCACCGCGGCCGCCCGTCGGCGCGATAGGTGCAGTCCCACAGCGCGAGAAGGAATTCCTCCCAAGGGAACAGCCGTTCATAGGGGAAGTAGCGCAGCAGGCTCAGGTACCGGCGCAGCTGCTCCGTGTCCACATAAACGTCCTCCGTGTCGAACACGCGGCGGATCATTGCCACCAGCGCGTGCTGCTCCGGACAGGCGCGGGGATTATTGGACTCGACAATCTCGATATAGCGCAGAACCTCCGCGGGGATCTCACAGCTCATCGTCGTCATCTCCCCGGGCGGTAGCCGCCAGAGCGTCCTCCTTAAAGCCCAGCGTGGTAAAGATCGCCAGCATCTGGCGGGAAACCTGAATCTCCAGCGACACGCTGCGGTTCTCCATCAGCCGCCCCCGGTCATCCGTGACGGTCAGGCCGCGCCGGGCGATGTCGTCCCGCAGCTCCTGCCGCCTCACCCAGAAGTCCATATACTCCTGCACCTTGTCCCGGTACACATCACCGTCGAGATCCCTTTCGATCAGGTTCTGCAGCATCGACTGCCGGAGCTCCTTATAGGCGTCCGTCAGGCGGTAGTTCTTCCGCTTTTGCGGAGGCGAGTCATGACCCGCCCGTTGCGCTTCCAGATGCCGCGCCATGGACACATTCTTCTTCGCTGCGGCGACCTGGTCGCGACGCAGAACGATGCGCCCCATCATAGCCAGTCTGTCAAACGCACTACGGAAATCCTCGCCGTAGGTGTCCATGCACCAAGCGTTCAGCGCGGTTTCATCACAGCAAAACCAACCGCACAGCTCCTCCACGGAGCACTGCATGCTGCACAGGCTCTCAAATTGCTTTCGGTCCAGTTCCCGCTGATGCGCCATCATTACACCTCCTTTTCGCTCAAACACACAGCCCTTCTGCACGTGAACTTCTCCCACCGGTCAATAATGACATCCACGTATTTAGGATCAAGCTCCATGCAGTAAGCCCGCCGCCCGTTCTGCTCCGCTGCGATGATCGTTGTACCGCTGCCAGCAAACAAGTCAAGCACTGCATCGCCTTCCCTGCTGGAGCACTGCATCTGATAGTCAAACAGCTTCACCGGCTTCATCGTCGGGTGCTCCGCAGATTTTACGGGCTTGTCAAAATTCAACACGGTCGTCTGCCGTCTATTTTTGAAAAAGTAGTGCTTGCCGCCCTTTGTCCAACCGTACAGACATGGCTGCGCTTCGTCGTCTGACTCGAGCTCGCCATACAAGCAAGGCTCATGGCGCTGCTGAAAGTCAGAGCGACCCAGTACAAGCTGAGACTTTACCCATATCAAGCACTGGTGCAGAACCAGCCCCGAGTCTATGCATGCACCGCGAAAGTTGTAGCCCTCAGACTCGCCGTGCCAGACATAAAACGGTGCGGCAGGCTTCATGACCTTCGCCGCGGCGGAGAAAGCGGCGGTAAGAAAGCTCCTAAACGCTGCAGAGCTCATGTTATCATTCAACATTTTCCCGGCTGCGCCCTGATAGTCGACATTGTACGGTGGATCGGTAAGCAGAAGATCCACCTGTGCCCCCCCACGAGCGCCTGTACATCCTGCAAAGACGTGCTATCTCCGCACATTAGGCGATGTCGACCCAGCTGGTATATTTCGCCCTGCTTGCTTCGAGGCTCTGCGGGAGGAGTGGGACTATAGTCATCTTCAACGACCTCATCGTTCAATTGCGCCTGAAGTCCCCACTCGAAATCAAACGCCGACAGATCCAGCTCCGGTAGCTCGGCAGCCAGCAGGTCGAGATCCCACGGGCTCTCGTTGGTTTTGTTGTCCACCAGACGCAGGGCGTTCACCTGCTCCGGCGTCAGATCATCGACGCAGACGCAGGGCACCTCAACCATGCCCAGCTTCTCCGCCGCCAGGGCGCGGCAGTGACCAATGACGATCACGCCGTTCCGGTCTACCACGACCGGCTGCACAAACCCAAACTGGCGGATGCTCTCCGCCACGTTAGCCACCTGCGCGGCGTCGTGTTTTTTTGGCATTGGCGCGATACGGCGTCAGCTCCGCCAACCGCCTGTTTTCGATTCGCATAAGGTCACCTCCTGTGCCCGAATCGGACACCGCGTCCGCCTCAGGCCAACCAGCCTACGTCAATACCCCGCGCATCCAGCGCAGGCCTTCGGCTGACCAGCCTGAGGCACTCTTCTGCGGCTTTGCGGGACGGGCGGACGAGCCGCCCACCCCAGAGGGAAAAGAAAGGAAAAGAGTATGTCCGGAGCATG